CACCAGCAGTTGTAGTGCCCATAGTAGCAGCATCAAAGACATTGCTAATATGCGAAAACGTCTCTGTAGTAGCAATTGCATTACCAGCAACGCCAGCTGAACGGGCAGTAAGCACCAAAGCATCGCCTGCAAAAGCAGCTGCACAAGATACTGTAGGATGACGAGTAGTACGGCCATCAGTACCAAGGATAGTCTTGACAATGTTCTGCTTAGTTGCAGCTTCGCCAGCACCAAGGTCTATTTCGTATGCAGCATCAGCATCTGCAGTAGCTCGGAACGTGTAAACAATACCACCGATAGTCATGGTATCGCCTGCAGTAACAGGCTCAGCAATAGTTAGCGTACCCTGAGCCTGCACTCCACAAACAGCAGTTCCGGTAGTCAGGATCTTTTTGTTAATAGCTGCAGTACCTGCTCTGCCTTTAATAAGTCCTTTCGCGTCCATATGTATTCTCCTTTAACGGTTGATTGTTATTGCAGTTAATTAACCGTTAGTCTGGAGGAATGCAATGCCGATGTTCTTGCGATTCATTACTCGATTCCAGTTAGCAGCCAAAGCCAGCTCAGCAAGAGTAGCAGAAAGAGCAGCCACGTTGCCGGAAATGAACGAAAGGCCTTTCGGATGCATAATTACAGAACGACGAGTATGGATAACATCCTGACCGCCACCGTAACCAGCACCAGGGATTCGATCAGTCTCGGACGGAAACAGCAAACGACCAGCACCGTACTCAAAAGCACCCTGAGCAAAAAGGATGGTAGTATAAGTAATGCGGTTAACGCCAGCAGCAGCAGGCATACCGTCGTCCACGATTACTTGGTAGCCCAAGTAAGTAGGGATCATTACTTTGCTGTCCGAAGTGGGGATGTAGTCAATAAGGTTCTGCTTCTGCAATTTAGTGTAAACCACAGAATGCATAGCAATAGCAACCAGATTTTCCTTAGCATCGCCCATAGTCTGAGCAGCATCCAGAACTACGTCAGCAGAAATGCGTTCTGCATCAGTGATAGCACCAGCATCATCCGTAGAGACTTTTTTCAGCATATCGCTGCCATCGTTAGCTACGTTATCGGCAAGAATGCCGAGAGCCGATTGGATAATGCGTTTCTGCTCCTGAGTAGCCCAGTAACCGCCGATTTTAGCAGTAATTGCAGCCATCGGATCTTTAAGAGCCAACTCACGAGCCACGTCCATAGTGGACCAAGCACGGTGCATCTTAGCAAGACGATAAATCATCTTCGCAGAGCTGATTTTAGCCGGAGTGCTCAAGTGGGCAGGATCGTCGTCCACATACTCAGGCTCAGTAGTAGCAAGCTGCGAGAAAAACGGCATTTCGCCAATGTTGCCGCCCTGAGAAGCCATATCCGAAACAAGCGGATTGTTAACGATAACACCAGACTGCAAAAAGCGATTCTGCTCAATAGCAGCCTCGTCAACAGCAGCATTGAATACCAAAGGGTTATAAATGTCAGTAATCTGAGTAACAGCCATTTTTGTATCTCCTTAACAAGTTGTTTAAAAAGAAAAAGCGGTACCTCCCACTTTTTCACAAACAATAGGCGACAAGGGACCCGCAGGAGGGTGAGGCTAGCCTATTGAAAAATGACAAAGCGAAAGATACCGCATTCAGCGGAACGTAGCAATGGTCCACCATTAACTACTTATCTTTTGGTCCTTTAGTCCAGAATCACTCTGCAACTAAATTTCCACAACATTTTGGATTCACAGAGCTCAGTATCACACTGTCTCTGCTGCACCCTAATTATGAGCTGCTTTCAGCTGAGTATAAAGCTGTGGATTGCTGTTAGCAAGCTTAGACTGCTCAGTAATGCTGTATTCGGGTGATTTTTTGTCAAAAAACTTAGCAAAGTCAGCACCTAAGTGACCGCCGCCAGAACCAGGAGCTCCAGATCCACTTAGGCTTGACCTTAGTATTGCATCTTTGCTTGGGTACTGTTCCAAAATAAGTGTCAAAGCCTCGTCAAACCCAGCAGCTTCGCCAGGCTTCTCTTTAGAGTAGATTACGTTGCCTTTTGCGTCTTTAGCAACACCGTCAGCATCAAAGTGAGCACCGAAAACTTTAGCAGCAATATCAGGAGTTAGTACAGTTTTCTTTACAATGTCTGATGTAGCAAACTTAGACAGAACTGTAGCTGAGTACAATTTGTCAGAAAGTTCTTTGTTTACTTTTTGTTCTGCCTCGAGTTTTTCTTGCCAAGTAGTGTTTAAAGCAGTTTTAAGCTTTTCTACTTCAAGTTTGTGATTATCTCCAAGGCTTGCAACCTGAGTAATTGCATCTTTTGCAGCTACAGGGTCAATGCCTTCAAATTGTTCAAGAAGTTTTGCATTTGCTGATGCTTTCTTACGATGTTCAGCAGCTTCAGCATGTAACTGAGTAATTGTCTTTTGAGCATTTATGGCATCAATTGCAAACTCTTTGCCATCGTCGTCAATAACTGTGGGTTTTCCGTCTTTAGCTACAATATTGCCTTTTTCGTCGAGCAAGTACTTCATAGTGTCCTCCTGTTGAGTTTATAAGATCCCTTATATGAAGCATACCATAAATAATTGATATTGTCAAGAATTATTTTCATACGTATAAAAATAATTTCTAACAATATCAATGAGCTAAGTTTAGCTGACATTACATAAATGAACTGTATATAACTACAGCTCATTTCTGAATATTCAAACCATAATCAGTTAAACTTTGCTTTATTCTTTCATTAATGAAATAAGCTGATCCTTTTCCTCTTGTGACATGTCAGCTAACTCCACTATGCTGGTATCTCCATCCTCTCCTGTTTTGCTAGCATATTGCTCATCCAAGCCTTTGTATTCACCGTAAGTAATTGATTCTTCCATTATTTTTTACCTGTAGTTACTGTGTACCATTTCATCCACTTACTATACATATCTTTTGTCATATAAAGTAAGCGACCATTATCTGGCGACTCTACAAAACCTATACTCTGATAGAATCGTATACCTTCAGGAGTAGCATATAGTGCAACTTTTCCTGTTCTTGTTTTAGAAGCAACTTTAAATATGTCGTACATTACAGACATGCCTGGTGTTACTTTTCCATCAAACTTGCCTATAGAGCCTAAAGTCTCAACAAAAATACCGCCCTGGAAGTCGCTATATGCAGCAGCACCTGCTATAGCACCATCTGCACCAAATACAACAGTACCTTTGTAACCTTCCTCTATAAGCTCTAGTGATCTTTTAACATATCTGTAATTACCTGCTTTATGGACAGGTACTGGTTGACTATCCAACTTTTCTAATAATTCAGGAGCTTTATACTTAAAGCATGATTTACTCATCGCAATTGTCCGATATAGATAAAGTTTTACCTAACGTTCCTTTGGACTCTTCATCGAAAAGACTAGCTGCACCTATGTCTGAATAATCATAACCTTTCTTTATAGGCTCAGCTATTGTAAACGATACTTTATTTAAGTCCTCTAAAAGTATCAAGTTGCCTTTATTGTCAACCATATCCACTAGTTGCAACTTACCTTCCCTGTATAACTGTGCTCGTCTAGGCCCTATTGCATTGTCCTGAAATTGTGGACCCCTGCTTGCAAACCATTCGTGGTAGGACATATCAGTCCTGCCTTGCTCTATTTTCTTACCTTTTTCGTCTTTAACAAACCAAGGAGAATATGCTTTTTCCATTTCATCAATGTCAAAGCCCATTTCTCTCCATGTTTTTGTTACAGGCAGTAAAATGCATCTGCAACGTACGTGTAAAGGGCAAGGAGGTCTGCTATAATCGTCTGTTTCCCACTGCGAGCCATCTAAAGCAATACATCTAGGGCAAGTACCTCTGCCTGTTTTAGTATTGCCGGCTTCAAGTATTGCAGACCATTCAACTTTTTCTACAATATCCTTGTTTGCTGCATATACGTCCTCTTGTGCCTTTACAGCCATGCTTTGAACATATGTCTTTACTACTGACTCTAAGTCTTTTGCATCCTTAGAGCCCTTAGGAATGCTCAGTTCGTTCTGTAGTCTCGAAACAACAGCAGCAAAGCCTTTACCCTGTATCCTACCTGTTGTTATTGCTGCTTTTATTTCGTCAATATCAGGAGCTAAAGCTGAACCGATCCATTCGTCTAGCTTTTTGCCACTAAGTGTCTGCTCAGTAACAAGTTGCTTAATACTTCCAATACCCATGCTGACATTGTCAAAGTCTTTTACTCTGCCATCCCAAGACGTTATGTTGTTGATTTGCTTATAAGAAAATGCTCCTGCTTCAGCAATGTAGCCTGCAGCTTTAGTGGACAAATTCTCAGTAATTGCTTGATGCATGAGTTGAGCCTCCTCTAGCATAGCAATAAGCCTACTATTTGTCCACAGTCTTGCTGACTTACCTTTAGCTGCTTTTACTTCATTCAACAACTTATCAGCAGCTGTTTTATAAGTAACTTTAAGGTCCTTTAGAGCCGCCTCTTCAAAAACATCAAGACGGCTCCTCATGTCCATTATTCTTGCAAGGACTATTTCTTCTTGCCTAGTCATGTTTAGACACCAGGTGTAGTGGTAGCAGTATTACCAAACAACGTACCTTGCAAGTTTGTACCAGTTGCTGTACTTCTAGCTTCATCGTCAACCTGGTCCTTTATGTCATCCCACAACAGGTGCTCATCGACAATACCCCTTCGCCTGAACTCATCGAAAGTTGCTTGGTCAGACAAAATACCTTGCTCGTTAGCTTTAAGCAACATTGCCAGCTCAGAGTCATTGGA